TTATATCATAAGTACTATTTCCTTTTTCGATAACTTCTTTACTTTTGAAAGCTAAATCATTTGAAATGGAAGGTCCTGATGAAAATTGTATTCTAGATGGTATTAATCTCTCTACAATTTCATAAAATGCATTAGGTATTCTTTTAGCTATTCTATTATTAAATTTATTAGTTTGATTAGTTCCTATATTATAGTTACTTAATATATCATCTCTAAATTTATCTAAATCTTCAAATCTATATTCTTTCTGTTTTCTTGGATCACCTATCTTTTGACCGATATCCTGGTCACTCATATTATCAACAAGTATTTCACTTATTCTTCTATCAGCTGATACTCCTATAGAAGCTTTATAAGAAGTAACTCTTTCAAGTTCTAAATCTTTATTTTTTTTATGTTCAGGCCGAGAATCTGGAGTAAGATTATTAGTACCGGGTTGTAAACTTTGTCTTAAGAATTTTTTATCAGCTGATTTTGTAAGTCTTATTTTATTCTTATTTATCTGTTCTATTGTTGATAAATTTCTTACACCAAATTGTACAGCTTTATATTTTACTTTTCTAAAAGTTGGAGAACTAAAATTTTGTAAATTTGTTCCAGAAGTTAATAATGCCTGATTTTCAAATGAATTATTTTCTGTCATATCAGGTATCGAAGATAATGAACTTGCTCCAACCCAATTACCTTTCATATTATATCGAGATACTATTTTTTTAAAACTTTCTAAAGTATTACCGGTAGTATTTTCATAATTTAATCCTTTCATCAAAAAATGTCCTTCATTGAAAAAATTAGTATCTTGATTTAAATCAACAGATGAAGTTCCATAAACTCTTATTTCTGTCATTCCACCATAATAATTTGAACCAAATAATAAATTACCACCCTCTCGCTGTGAAGGATATCCTCCAGCATTCCAAGCTGATGAAGTAAAATTAGTATTCATCACACTAGAAGTTATATCAGTTGATACTGATGAATAATATTGATTATAAAGAAGTTGTGATTTCCTAGAGGTTACATCAAGTCGATAAGAACCAGTATCAGAACTCATATTTGTTCTTGATAACATCACCTGTGTAATCTGATTTGGATCTTCTTTCAATGGTAATGTACTTGAACTCAATATTGTATTCCAATTAGATGAAGATGGAGATGTATTTATTTGAAAATGAATTGATGCACTATATTGTGGATGAACTTCACTTGATGACATCTCAAGTCTCCACATAGATTGTGAATGACTCCCACTACTTAAAGCCAATGTTTGATTGGAACCAGTTTGTGTTGGATTGATTACAAATGAAACTCCCGTATTCAATCCAGTATTTACTTTGGAAGAACCAGTAACTATGTTCCAATTCGTAATAAACCCTAAATCACCTTCTGTTCTAAAATTAAGAAATGTCAGTTCTCTATCTAATATATTATAAGAAACATTTCCTTCTCTTTCATCTATAGCTTCAGGTACACTCAAATCAAATTCACCAGGAGAAGTTTCAACTGATTTTATTGTTGAACTCCCATATTGATTGATAGTAATAGCATTTGATGGAATTCCAAAACAATTCATTAATGATCTTATGCTCGTTTCAGTACCTTTTGTTTTGTATATATTAACTAAATTATTTATAATATTTCGCCATATAGAATATGTCAAATCTTTATAACTAAATGACCTGTCAATTCCTATATAATAATCTAATAAAGGTTTTACATTATTTATATTCAAAAATTCCCAACCAAAATGCTCACCAACTATATCAATCAAACCATCTGGAGTTCCTGAAAATTTATTATAATCTCTATTATTTATTCTTTCATAGTTATCAATATATAATTTTAGAAAATCATATACTTCACCGACAGTAGCTAAAAATTTCTTAAGTACAATAGAATCAGATTCATTTCTAAATAAATGTTTTGGTAAATTATTTCTTAAACTATATATGTTTTCTAAATCATATGATTTTGCATTTGATAATTGAGTATCATACCAAGATTCAACAGTCGAAGATGATGTAGAGTAGGTATGTGAAAACAATAAAATATCATCCGGAGTACCACCCCAGAGATTATCTTTTCTCATTATTTTTACATCTGTAATAATCGAAGAAGTTACAGGAGCCCTTGCATCAGAGGAAGTTGTATGATAGTATCTAAATAATTCTCCACTAGGTAATATAGATTGATTTTGATAAGCCAGTAAATTCCAATAAGAAGGGTCACCTGTACCATCAAATAATCCGTTACTATCAGTCATTTGAAAACTTTCCGAACCAGTTATTCTACTTTCAGATAATATTTCAAATTTTGTTGAATCTGCAGCTAAAGCTGTTGAACTCAACCCATCACCTATTTCTGTACCATGTGCTCCAGAAAATCTCCAATGAGATTGTGAAGCTTCAATAATATAATGTCTAAAAGAACCAGATTGTACAGCAGGTGAAAATGTTTCAGATGTAGAATAATATCCACCACCCCATGCATTTAAAGGTATATTTCTATTATTCCCAATATCAACTGATTGTGTAGCATTATAATTTTCCAAATTAGGTTGGTCACTAAATTGACCTAAAAATGACAAATAAAAAGAAGAAGTTGAATTTGCAAATGGAGGTTGTTCTATTCTATACTTATCAGTAAAAATATCACCTCTTCCATCATTATCCTTTTGAGCTCTTATCACTAAATTATCAATAGATCCAGAAAATCCCCCATCACTCAAAATAGTTAGATAGTTGTAAGTATTTCCAACATCTTCCATACTTTCACCCACAGATATATCAGATGATATACCTTTTTGAGCTCCAGTACCAGTTACTCTTACAGATGTTTGATATATACCACCATTATATCCATGACCAGTACCATGAAATCTAAATATAATATTACCAGCCTCTTCAAATGAAGGAACATCAAATTCAATAACATATGATTGAGCTGATTCGAATTGTTGGATATTTGTATTTACCGGTGGATCAGATATTGTACCATCATTTGCAAATGATTGTGTACTTACTTGATATACATAAGGTAAAGTATCACCAGCAGAAGCAGTTTGATTAGCATGTAATGCACTTCCACTTATAAACCACCCCTCATCTACAGCCGTATATTCTGAACCCGTGTACCAAGAAGCTGACATAGGAGTTTGTTCTGCAGAACTTGTAGAAAAACTTCCACTTCTAATAACATCATCCCCAACAGTTGAAACTTTATATACGCTTTTCAACCCATAATAATCATTTAAAATTTCTGACTTACCACCATCGATATAAGTATTATTTTCATCAAAAGTTCCAGATATAGCAGGCATTGCAGAATAATCCATTCCCATATTAGGCATTGAAGCGGTAGTAGAATAATTGAAATACATCCATTTTTCATATGGTGTAAAATTGGAAATAATACCATTTATAGTTTCATAAGATTTTTTTCTATTTAATACATCACCAGATTGAGTTGAAAATACTCTAATAGCTGAAGCTAATACATTCAAAGAAGAACTTATATTAGTATATTCATTTTCTATTTTTTTAACTTTATTGAAAAAGTTTAAAAATTTATATTCAGCTGAACCAAAATGAACATGATTTTCAAATTTTGAAAAATCAATATCTATATTATCCAAACTAGAGGAAAATACAGATTCTAAAATTCTTGATTGTTGTTCGTTAGATAATGAAGAACTATCTATCAATTGATTATAACTTTGAAGTGTATTATTATAAGTTGTAGAAGTATTTAAATTATCCATTGTTGGTGAAAGAGAAGTAACTTCAGAATAATCAATTTCATCCCCAATAAATAAAATATTTTCTATTTGAGTATCAAATATTTCTCTTTCAATAGATACTAATTTATATTGTAAATCTTCAGTAGTCGGTAGTGGATCTTTTATTTTTATAATTAATGATGTAGTTTCTAATGATGAAAAATCCCATTCCCAATTCACAATCATTTGATGTGAAGAATTAGGTAAAGTTAAAAAGAAATTATATTCATATATTGGAGAAGTTCCACCCTTTAAATTAGTATCAAACCATTGTCTAAAATCTATGCTCATAGGAGCTACAGCATTATCATCAATTAATTGAGTTTGGCCATAATTAGGATTTGGTGTCCAAGTACCAGTACAATCTTCTTCAGTAAAAGATGTTTCATCATCACAAAATCCAAGAGAAGTTTCCATTTGATACTGATTTACTCTCGCTAATAATCTAACTTCTCGTCTAGAATCTGATATTTCATTTATATAAAATCTTCTATTATCTCTTTTATCACTTGGAGCGTTATTATAAAATAAATTATCTAAAAAATCAAATTTTAATCTAAATCTACCAGTAGAATAATCTATTGATGGGTCATTAGATAATACATCATTGGGTTTTATCCAAAACTTTGGACTTTCACTATCATCTAAAGTTCTATAAATTATTATTTGTGGTG